GTTTCGTAAAACTGAAGATGGTGCAACACATGGACATTCTACTAGCGACCCTAAAGAATGGAAAAAACTAATAGCAAATGGTTACGAAGAAGTAACAGAAGATTACGATCTTACAGAAGGCTTTAGTAAAGCATTTGGTAGCATAAAAACAAGCTACATACAACTAGAAAACGCAAGATTAATTGTTAAGCACAGTAAAGGTGTTAACGAAGAAAAGCGTGGAGCTAGAAGCAGAAACATACACAGTATGTTTATTGAAAATGCAGATAAAGAACAAACAAGATTCCCTTACAAGTACATGGCAGGCGCTAAAGCTATGGCTATGCATGTTAACAATAGCGGAACATTTGATGATAGCAAAGGCGCAGGCATTATGAATATGTGTAAAGAAGCTATGGAAATGTCACAGTTCCTTACACACGTAAGAACAAACAAACTTGTTAATGAAGGTAATGCAAACGTTGTAGAAACAATCAAATCACAGTTAAAACAAATTAAAGAAACAATTCGCGGTCTTCAAACTGTTAGAGGTTATAACAACTTTGAATCAAAAGAAATTATCACAAATGAAGAAAATTCGGTTGACATATCAGACAAGTTCTTGTATAATACATTTGAGACTGTAGATATGGACGCTGTTCTTTCCACAGTATCTCGCATTTTTAACGAACGTGAGGGCAAAGATACTATGCATGATAAACTATTAAATGACGTACTGGCAGTAATTAAGTCAGGCGATGATCTAAAATTAAATGTTGACGTAAACGATCCAACTAATCCAAATAACGAAGACCCAGTTAAGTTTTCGGGCGGAATGGGTCCACTTGCTAAATTAAGTGCGATGTTATCTTATATCGGAATGACAACTAAGAATGATATATTGTTTAATTTGCTAACGCAAATGAGCAATGACGTACATGACATGGGAACTAATAATACAATGCTAGCGGCAAAAATTGCTAACTATTTGTATAAAAAAGGTTCGGCTAAAACCATGGAAGTAGCTGTTGCAACGGAAGAATCTATTACAGATTCCGTTATTTCAGAACTTCGTAAAAGAATTTCCTAAAAAACCGGGAAATAGTGCTTGACAGTAGCACTTAAAAGTAGTATACTGTATAGGCTAACAAAGGCAAAACGAGCATACATAAGGTGTGCATTATAAAACTAACAAAGGCTATTATAGGCTAATATAGGAGAAGTACAATGGCGACACTCGCTGAAATCCGTGCTAAATTACAGGCACAAGACAACAAGAGCTCAGGCTCAAGACAACAAGGTGGCGATAATGCTATCTTTGCGCACTGGAACATTCAAGAAGGTTCAAGTGCAACACTACGCTTCCTACCAGACGCAGATGAATCGAATACGTTCTTTTGGAAAGAACGTCAAATGATCCGTTTGAGTTTTCCAGGCGTTAAAGGACAAGATGAGAACAAACCAGTAATGGTTCAAGTTCCTTGTGTTGAAATGTGGGGAGAGCAATGTCCAGTACATGCAGAAATTCGTCCTTGGTTTAAAGATCCAGGACTAGAAGATACTGCACGTAAGTATTGGAAAAAACGTAGTTATATATTCCAAGGATTTGTTACTGACAACGAATCACCAGAAGACAATAAACCAGAGAATCCAATTCGTAGGTTTGTTATTTCACCACAAATTTATAAAATCATTAGTGCAGCATTAATGGATCCAGAGTTTGAAGAAATTCCTACGGATTATGAAGCTGGCACAGATTTTAAAGTGATGAAATCTAGCAAAGGCGGATATGCTGATTATAGTACATCTAACTGGAGTCGACGTTCACGTGGACTTGATCAAACAGAACGTGATGCAGTTACAGCAAACGGATTACACAATCTAAATGATTTTCTTCCTAAGAAGCCAGATGCAGAACATCTACAAGCTATCTTCGAAATGTTCGAAGCAAGTGTAGACGGACAACTGTATGATCCAGCACGTTTTGGACAGTTTTATCGTCCATACGGAGTAGATGCACCGGCAACTTCAGCACCAAGAGCAATGGCACCTGCACCAGCAGCACCAGTAGCACCTGCACCAGTTGCAGAGGCAGCTCCAGTAGCACCTGCACCAGTTGCAGAGGCAGCACCACAAGCGGCTCCAGTAGCACCTGCACCAGCAGTTGCAACAGCAGCACCAACTAGTGGCGCACCAAGTGCAGAAGATATCTTAGCACAAATTCGTAACCGTAAGTAAATAAACATAATTTGGGCATGCATTGTGCATGTCCAAGTTTCTTAGATTGGAGATAAAAATGGCAAAACCTTTTGACGTAAGCAAATTCCGTAAAGCTATTACTAAGAGTGTACCAGGACTAAGCGTAGGCTTTAATGACCCTGATACATGGATTAGCACAGGAAATTACACACTAAACAAACTTATCAGTAACGACTTCCACAAAGGAATTCCACTAGGTAAAGTAACAGTACTTGCAGGCGAGAGTGGTGCAGGTAAAAGTTATATTGCTGCAGGTAACGTAGTTAAATCAGCACAAGACCAAGGTATATTTGTTATCTTAATTGATACTGAAAATGCACTTGACGAAGCATGGTTGCATGCACTCGAAGTAGATACTTCACCAGATAAACTATTAAAACTTAACATGTCAATGATTGATGATGTTGCTAAAACAATTAGTGACTTTATGAAAGACTACAAAGCAGAATATTCTGAAGCAAATGATGAAGACCGACCTAAGGTATTGTTTGTAGTTGATTCGTTGGGCATGCTACTAACACCCACAGATGTTAATCAGTTCCAAGCAGGTGATATGAAAGGTGATATGGGTCGTAAACCTAAAGCACTTACATCACTAGTACGTAACACGGTTAATATGTTTGGACAATACAACGTAGGACTACTAGCAACTAATCACACTTATGCATCACAAGATATGTTTGATCCAGACGATAAGATCTCGGGCGGACAAGGCTTTATATACGCATCAAGTATTGTTATTGCAATGCGTAAACTAAAACTTAAAGTAGATGCAGACGGTAACAAAACATCACAAGTATGGGGTATCCGTGCTGCGTGTAAGGTAATGAAAACACGTTACTCGAAACCGTTTGAAAGCGTACAAGTTGAAATTCCATATGAAACTGGAATGAGTCCATACAGTGGCTTAACTGATTTCTTTGAAGCCAAAGGCATACTAAAGAAAAGTGGTAACAGTTTAGAATACATTAGTCCTACAACGGGCGAAATAATTAAAATGTTCCGCAAGCCATGGAATGCAAATAAAGATGGTGCATTAGAAACTGTTATGCGAGAGTATGATGACGATGTCGCAGATGCAATTGAAGAAGATTTAATCGACGATGCAGTTAACGAACAAATGGAGTCTAATAATGAATCTGAGTGATAACGATTTAGAGTTATTTTTACAGATATACGATAAGGCAATTAAATATATTCCTTCTAAAGTAAAAGAAGATTTTGCACAAGATTTTATCTTTGTGTTAGGAGATTATGGAATTGACCTTAAACGTAATGCTACAGAAATAGGCGAACATGAAGAACACCTTGACAAAGCAATTGAACATCACTTTAGTGATAATGATGAGTTTGATTCCGATGATGAGTATGCAGAAGAATATTGGGAAGATGAAGACTGATGGCTAACTGGTATCGTAAAGTTTCACAAAACATGGGAGAGATAGTTGCGGCTATCTCTTACTATGAACGTGAAATTGATGCTGCAAAGTTTGAATGTGGCATGAAAGGTGTTCTCGAAAAACACAGTAGAGAAATGCCGGGTATAGTTGAACATAGGTTTAATCAGCTACAAGAAGTAGAAGCAATATTGGAACATCTAAATACAGAAATGCGTAAACTACGTAGTCAAACATTTCGTAAGTTTTTAGAAAATTACAATAAAGCACTAAGTTCACGTGATGCTGAAAAGTATGTAGATGGTGAACAAAACGTAGTTGACTTACAATATTTAATTAATGATTTTAGTCTAATACGAAACAAATATATTGGTATAATCAAGGCACTCGAAGCTAAAGGGTTTCAAATTAATAATGTAGTTAAGCTACGTGCTGCAGGATTAGAAGATATTTCATTGTAGTATAAAAACTTAAAATAATAAAGGCTTGCTTTATG